CTGGTGATATGCTTATGTATCATGGGTGTGAATGTGAACACTGGAGAGAAGCTTTCACAGGCGAAGATTACTGTCAAGTATTTTTACATTGGAACCAAGATTCTAAAAAGAAAATTGTAACTGGTAAAGAAAATGAATCTAAAGGTGGTAAACACACTAAATTTGATGGTCGTCCTTTTATAGGACTACCAGCATGGTTTAAAGGTTTTACATTACCTAAATAATAGTTTATAAAATAAGACTGGTGGGGGAAAATTGTGGTCAAGTATTTTTACACTACAATAACGTTGATGCTCAAGGAGAAAAAAATAAATTTGATGGTAGACTTCATTTAGGATTGCCTAAAGACATACATGTTAAATAAAACATATAACTGGGGTCCATTAGTATATACAACTAAAATAAATAATGAAGAAAATAAAAAACTTTTTTCTTCTATTAAAAAGAATACCAATAACTATACTAAAGAATTAGCTAATACTGTTAAAAAAGAGTATCCGTTTGATAAAAGCATATTCGCTGATACATTAAATAAATACTTTGCACCTTTCTTGACTGAGTACAATAGTTATTATAATGAAAAAGAAAGTAGGGTTTTAAGTATCACTCATTGTTGGGTCAACATCATGAAAAAAGGTGAGTTTGTTCCTATGCACGATCACGAATCTGATTTTAGCTCTGTGGTATATTTAAAAGTTAACACTACAAAAGGTCATGAACAACATTTTAAAGAAAAGTTTGGAGGTCCAGGTGCAATCACATTTAAATATGGAGAAAAGAGAAAACATAATATAGATAGAATTATATTTCAACCAAAAAAAAATGATTTTATAATTTTTCCATCAAACTTAATACATTTTGTCTACCCTTTTACATCTAACGAAGAACGAATATGTATAGTAACTAATTATGTTTTTTAAAAATAAAATAGAAATATATAGTAACAGAATACCTATTAATTTTGTAAAACAATTTTTTACAATATATCCTCACAATCTGCCTTCTTATTTTAAGAATATACCTAAAATATTTCCTTATAAAATAGGAAGAAATTTTAATGTTAGAACTTGCAGTGGATTTATTAATTTTTTTAGAAGAAGTATTGTATTTAAATCTCCATTTGACATAACTTTAGAATATAGAGATAATCAAGTTTTTTGTGAATTTGGATCAGGGAGTTATTCTAACGAAAAAAATTTAGCGGTTCATCTGCATGAACAATTTTTAAAATGGACAAATAGTGATAAATATAAGCTTGTTGTTAAACTTTTATTTGGAATAACTTTAAAATGTGATAGTTCTATATTACTCACAAACCCTTGGTGGTCTATGAATAGTTTTGAAACTATACCAGGTATTTTAAACGCTAAAGCACCTATTCAAATGAATCTTTTTTTACCTTTTAAAAAACAAGGAGATCGCATAAATATACGCCAAGGAACACCTCTCTGTATGATGCATTTTGAAAATAATAAAAATTTAAAGTTAATATTTAAAAATAGCCCTATAAATGAAAGAAATTATAATGGCTTAGAGTATCTTAAAACCAATCTTAAGAATATAGTCCTTCCTAATAACATAAAAAACTAGAAAAATTTATTAGATAATATATACTTTTTGTTATTATGCCATTAACAAAATTGAATTTTCAACCTGGATTAGATACTGAAAATACAGAAACCGGAGCTGAAGGTAGATGGATTGACGGAGATAAGATCAGATTTCGTAAAGGACTTCCTCAAAAATTAGGAGGCTGGAATAAGTTTAGTACAGCTTATTATGTAGGAGTAGGAAGAGCTTTAGAACAGTGGTTTGCTTTAAATGGAGCCAGATATGAAGCTTTAGGAACTGATAGAAAAATATATACTTATGCTTCAGGTGATAATCAAGATATTACTCCTATAAGAGAAACAGCTAATTTAGTTAATGCTTTTACAACCACTAATACTAGTGCTAATGTAACTATTTCAGATACTTCACATGGAGCTACACTTGGAGATTTTGTAACTTTAAGTAGTACCAGCACTTCAGTTGGAGGAATTGCACCTGCAACTTTAGACGCTGAATATGAAATATTATCTATCACTAATGTTGATGCTTATATAATTCAAAGTAATGCTACAGCTACTTCAACAGCTGGTCCTACTGGTAATTGTACAGCTACTTATCAATTAAATACAGGTCCTAGTCTTCAAACATTAGGATATGGTTGGGGAGCAGGAACTTGGAGTACAAGCACGTGGGGAACTCCTCGAAGTATCTCTATTATAACTTTAGATGCAAGACTATGGTCTATTAATAATTGGGGAGAAGATTTAATTATAACTCAAAAAGATGGTGGAACTTATGAATGGGATTTATCATCAGGAATGACAGGTAATAGAGCTACAGTAATTGCTAATGCTCCTACTACTACTACTTTATCAATGATATCAACAGAAACTAGACATGTTGTATGTTTAGGTACAGAAACAACTATTGGAGATGCTACAAGTCAAGATAAAATGTTTATTCGTTGGTCTGATCAAGAAAATTATAATCAATGGAGTCCTAATGTAATTAACTCTGCGGGATCACAAAGAATAGCAGGTGGAAGTGAAATAAGATGTGCTCGTCCTGCTAAAGGAACTATTCTAGTATGGACTGATACTACAATGCAATCAATGTCATTTATTGGTCCACCTTTTATATTTGGTTTTAGACAATTAGGTAATGATTGTGGAGCTATTGGATTAAATAGTGCAATAGTAATAGATGATATAGCTTACTGGATGTCTGATGGACAATTCTTTAGATTTGCAGGTGCTGTTCAAGAAATACCTTGTCCTGTATTAAATCATGTATTTGATGATATAAATAAAGTTCAATATCCTCAAGTTTATGCTGCACAAAATTCTAATTTCTCTGAAGTAATATGGTATTATTGTTCTAGTTCCTCAGATCAAAATGATAGATATGTAATTTATAATTATTTAGAAAACTCATGGTGTTTTGGTACTATGAATAGAAGTACATATCAAGATAATGGAGTTGAATTTAATCCTTTAGCTAGTGATTATACAGCTAATGCTACAGCTAATACTTTTTCTCAAATTAATGGTTTAACAGCGGGAAGAAGTTTAATTTATAGAATGGAAGATGGAGTAGATGCTGATGGATCAGCTTTGACTTCTTATATTCAATCTGGTGATGGTGATTTAGCTGATGGAGAACAATTTATGTTTATAAATAAAGTTATACCAGATTTTCAAAATCAAACTGGAAATGCTGTAATTACTTTAACTACTAGAGATTATCCTTATGGTAATAGCCAAACTGGTGAAACTTTAACTGTCAGTAATACTACAGCTTTTGTTAATACAAGGATTCGTGGTAGACAATCTAATATAAAAATAGAAAATACAGCAATTGGAGACAATTGGAGATTTGGAACTTTAAGAGTTAATTTAAGAGCTGATGGAAAAAGATAAATATAAAATACGAAAAGCACAGATTTCTGATGCTGTTCGAATAAGAGAATTATTAAAAACATGGTTAATAGAGGCTCCTTTTAACTTTGGCAATACTAATAATAAAAAAGCATTAGAAAATATAGTATTTTACATTAAGAATAGTTTTGTTATAGTAGTAGAATATGAAAATATTATTGTAGGAACATTAGCTGCTACAGTCGATGAAACATGGTATAGTGATAAAAAGTTTATGAGAACTTTATGGTTACATGTAAATCCACAACATCGAAGATTTAGCATTTTTCGTTCTTTAATGATAGTATTTAAGGAGTATGCATTAGTTAATAAAGTTACAGCTATATGTGAAATATTCCAAGGTAAAGATGTTGAAAGGAAAAACAACGCCTTTATTAAATTAGGTTTTAAAGTTATAGGAGGAACTTTTATAGTCAATGGGTAGTATATTCAAACCAAGCACAACAGTAGTACAGGCACCTAGCACGTCATCGACTAGCTATGATATACCTGAATACTTTAAAGAAATTCAAGAACGAACTTTAAGAACAGCAGAGAATGTTTTTAGTCAACCCTATACTGCATATCAAGGTCAACGTGTAGCTTCACTTGATCCTCAAGAAATTGCAGCTGAAAATGTATATTCTCAACAAGTAATTCCTCAAGCTGGTCAATTAGCTGGTATAGGTCAACAAATAGCAAATGCTGGTGCTCAAACTTATGATACTGCAACAGCTCAAGCTTATGCTAATCCTTATGAGAATCAAGTTATCTCAGGAGCATTAACAGATTTAGGAGAAGCTTATGGACAAAGTAGTAAAGCTATGGATGCTTCTGCTATAGGTGCAGGAGCTTTTGGTGGATCAAGACAAGGTATAGAAAATGTTTTAGGACAAGAAAGATATTTAGATTCAGTCGCTGATACATCAGCTAGATTAAGACAAGCTGGTTTTGAATCAGGTGCAAGTAGATTTGCTCAAGATAGAGCTACACAAATGGGAGGACTAGGTCAACAACTAGGTGCTGCAACTACTCAAATAGGAGCTTTACAATCAGGTGCACAAGGTCTTCAAGCCTTTGGTCAATCAGCACGTGGAATAGAACAAGCTAAATTAGCAGAAGGATATCGTGACTTTATAGAAGCAAGAGAATATCCTGCTGGACAAATAAGACAAATGGTTGGTGCTTTATCAGGTGCTCCTATAAGAAGTTATGGAGAAGAAAGATCAGGATCAGTAGGTACACCAGTAGGTGGACCGAGTATCTTTGGTCAAGTAGCAGGTGCAGGATTATCAGCTTATGCAATGTCTGATATTAGAATGAAAGAAGATATTAAATTAGTAGGAAAATCTCCTATGGGAATTAATGTTTATACTTTTAGATATAAAGGTGATGATAAAAAATATCAAGGTGTAATGGCTCATCAAGTACCTCAAGCTTCAATAGTAGATGCTAATGGATACTTATTGGTAGATTACTCTAAACTTGATGTAGACTTTAAGGAGGTTTAATGGCAAGTTTAGAAGAATCTTTTCCAGGTTGGAGTAATAGTGAAATTATTCAAGGCTATAAAGATGAAGATGCACATCTTTATAACAAAGAAACTGGAAAATTATTGGAGACAGAAAAAAATATGAAAAATTTAGAAAAATATGAGGACATTGAATCTTCAGATAAAAATGTAGAAAGCACTGAAGACATATCTAGTCATCCTGATTATTGGGAAAAGCAACCGAAAGCTCATGGATATATATACAATGAAGAAGGAGACCCGGAGTGGGGTAGCTTAAATGAAGAAGGTAAATTTATTTTTGATGAAAAGGTAGAAGATGATAAAGATGAAGTAGTAGTAGATGATAAAATAGAAGTTGATGGCGGAGAAGCTTTAACTGAAATAGTTACTAAAGATATTAAAAAAGATGATGGTAAAAAGAAAAAGAAAAGTGCTTTTGCTAATTTTACAGAAACTGTCGGATCAGCTTTTGAAAATATTGCTACAGGTTTACCTAAGAAAATGGAAGAAGTATGGAAGGATAAAGATAGAAAAAGAATGTTTTTAAGAGGTCTAGAAATTATAAATGCTTCAT